TGAATTAGACTTTTTGAGTGTACTTAACGACATATGTATCTCCTTATGTATCGTATGTTATCGTATGTTAATTTAACTAATATATACTGTTTTATAAGATAAGTCAAGTCTCTTTGACAAATCTTATTCTATATAGGTCTTTGTCTTTTTCAACAAAATTGACTAGACCGTTCCATGCAAGGCCAACCCTTTCGGATTCAATCTGACTTGCATCATGCCCGTGGTACAGATACGAATTGAAAACGAGCATTGTGTCTTGCGTACAGGGAAATGACAACTCATGTGCTGTGTTGGGGTTTCCCTTCTTGTAGTGTTCTGTTAGTGATATGAATGGTTCAAACTCCATCTTCTGTTTCTTGAATGTAAGAGGTGGATGGCCATCCTCTGACTTCAGATAAAGAGTTCCACTGATAATAGAGTTGGAGTGATTATGTACCTTCTGGTATCCACCCTTACCACTTATGTTCAACCAGCTCTCTGTAAGAAAGAACTCTTCATACTCCATTTGCATCTCATTGTCAAGAAAGTCTTTAGCACTTTCCTCTACAAATTGTCGTACTTCAGAAAACTCTGGGTGAAGTAGAATGTTATTAAACTTCTCTGTACGCAATTTGGTTTGACCACCAAATTTCAGAAAAGTAAACTTAGTAAGGTCTAAAGTATCCATAAAGGGTTTAGGAGCCTTATACTGTTTGACAATACCTGTAGGAAATATAGGTACACTTGTCATGACCAAACTGCGCTCCTCTTATCTTCTATTTCCCACACCCTTGGTAATACCTTTATGTCCTTCTCTGATAAATCTCCGTATATCTTAGAAATATCATGCCACCAAATTATACCTATACTAACTCTATTGCCGGTGTATGGCCGTACTCTATGCGACATCTTACACGGGAATACAACTAATCTATTAATGACTGGCTGTATTAAATCTCCTGTTTCTAGTTCAAGTTCTCCACCAGAATCGGGTGTTCTCATATAGTACAGACAGGTGTATTCTGGCAACTTTTTAGGCATATATTTTACACCATTCTGGGTACAATAACTGTCTATGTCGTTATGCCATTGAGGGTCTATAGGTCGTATATTATACCACGCTGTTGCCCCTTCGCACAATGGGTGACAAAATTCATAAGTTAATTCTACCAACTTATGTAATGGATTTTTTGGCTCACACTCCGCACCATACCAATGTACAGACGCATATTCTATATGAAGATTATTTAAATCATTATAGTCATCTTCAAATAAGAAATTATCATAGATTCCGATCATATAATCAGCGTTCATCATATTATTTTCAAGTCCTCACACAATTGTTCTTTGGTTATGTGCTTTACATTTTCTCCAACAAAGTAATTATCACAATCTGTCAGGTGGAATTTAATCTCAGGAAACTCTTTAAATACAGTTTGCATTTGATTGTACCAATTGTCAGGACTAAACCCTTTGGTATCAGCAGGCAAGTAATTATCCGTTCCTTTATATATGTTGTTTAGCGGTTTGTCATAGGAACTAAGATCATACCCCAAAACATAAGCATCGGTTGGAGAAGACTGACAGGCAAGATGTAATGCAGTATTCCCTGTTGACCAACCTATCGGGAATTGAATAGGAACTACATCATCATTTGGTTCAACATATGTAATCCAGACGCCAACATCCTTTTCCATTTTCAATTTTAAATCGTCCGTATCCAGGCCTGGATTCATACGCATTGCCATTTCGATCTTTTCATTTAGTGTGTTGGGGTCTTTTCCCGATATGACGCATTGATCAGTTCTATTCTTACTTCTATGAATAAATGCTTCTGGAATATCATACCCCATGAACATCACTTCAGCAATTTCAGCTGGAACTACATTCCAGTTCGCAAAATGAATTACTTTTATGTCTGCCCATTCTGGATTATCTAAACAATAACCAGAGTCGTATATTTCTTGCTGCATACCATAATCAACTGCGACTAGATGATGAACAGCACCATCACGATATAGTGCATTACATCCCCATGTAACTACGCCATCTCCTACGCCTTGGTGACATGGTTTAAACCATGAACGTGATTCACCATTACCTATAATAAGAACTTTATGCGTCTCGTAGGGCGGACCAGCTGGCGGGGAATAACTCCCGAGCGTGCTTGTCAATGTTCCATCCAACATCTTGTGTTTCCTTCTGAGCATCATCTTTGCACCGCAAGTTACATACCCTTGCAAACGCATACAATGTGCCACTCCAATACCATTCTGTCATCATCGATTGAGGTAGAACCATACGAGCCTGTTCTGGACATACACCTAAATCTAGAAGATGTTCATATGTCCATTTAGCACTTCGTAAAACAGTCTGATATTCATCAACCACTCTGCCATGAGGATTGATGTCTATCTCTTCTTCTGAACTACCTTGCTTCTTATTCTCAGCAACGCCTCGCCATACGTCTGGTGTATAAAACTCTGGTTCCATATCCACATATCTACGGGACACCTCATTCCACGTTAAACCTACTTGATGTTTTACTAATTGACGAGCAACGAAAACAGGGGCCTTAATATGAAACTGGAGAGAACTATGCCCAAAAGGACTCCAATGGTCATGCTTAGCCAAATAACGGATAAGTTTACTATCATTTTTTTCATCGAATTCCTCATGTACTTTTGCAAAGGATACACGGGCAGCATTAACAACCGTTAGGTCACTGCCCATATGGTCAACGAGAGTTACCGTCATGATTCTTTGGTATACTTCCTCGGCCTATATTTCTTTGGCCATGATGGTTGACGGGAAGCGAGTTTTTTAACTCGCTCAGAAAGTTCTTGATTATGCTTTGTCAACTCAGCACAATCATACTCAAGTTCTTTAACTCGGTTTTTGAGTTCTACAACCAATTTCTCATCCATTACTCATGTTCCTCTATAAGTTTCAATAATATTATTCTATACTTTTCTTTATCAATTGTCAAGAACCTTTTGTAATTATTCATTAATTTTTTTACATCCGGCCATACAATATCATCTGCCAATACTTTATCCCACAAATCACTATACCCCACCAGTACATCAAGAATGATCATGCTTTCTATTGACACTCTTTTACCAAGATACTCTTTTAATAATACGGGATGGTTGTTTTCTTGAATTTCAAATAGGGGTTCAAATTTAAATATAAAAGGATACATTTCTGCAGCAAACATATCAAAGAAATCTTGCCTCTTCAACTTCCACGATTCATAATTCTCATCATTGAAATTAGCGATGTATCCCTTTGCATCTTTGATGAAATTTGCTATAAAGTAGTCTTTGGGGTTATCATATTTTTTTGAGATTTTGACAAAGAAATGTCTGTCCTTACGCTTCCAGAAAGAATCTCTGGAAACCTTTGTCTTACCTTCGTATTTAATGAAGTCATAATCACCTTTTGCAAAATGAGCCTTCATTGCACAATACATTAAATATACGTCTACAGGTTCCATTTAATCCATGTATTTACCATCTTTGATAAGATGGTGTAATCTATGTTTAAATACTGCGACCAATAACCAAAATAGGTTATCAGATTTATATGTCCCATTAGGGACTTTTAATTCATACATTATATTGGTAGTTGCGCCTGTTTTGGTAAGAAGTTAAGTTCTCTAGCATTAGCTTCTATTTTTTGTTTCAGTCCCTTTGAAATAAGTGAACCTACTGTATCTGGTTCGATACCTTCTTTGTGACAATACCATAGAACAGCTTCCATATGTGTCAAACTTTTCTCTTTGACAATATTTTCAATTTCTATGGTAAAAGTTTTTGGTGAGTTTAATGCCATAATAAATCCTATAAGTTGGGGAGTTAACCGTGACTCCCCACGGATGTATTACGGCATCACCCGTTGTGTTCCCTAGGCTGGGGGAATAATATGATTGTCTAAGACTGCCTCTAACTCCACACAATTCCTTTCATGTGTTACCCTCAGATAGTCAGATTGTTACTCTACACTTCTTTCGGCAAGTGACATGCGTTGTCATGGGATAAAATTATACTCGCCTTAGTGCGTTAGTATAAAGTAGGGTTATTCTGTTACAAGGAAACCCCAAAACCCTATCTAAATTACGCAGAGCGTATAGCAGCGTAACCAGCAGCAACGACTGAACGAGGCGCAGTACCCATACGATACTTCATATAGGTTTCACCGTCATAAGACGATACACGCTTATTCAGATAGATTGAAAAACCTTCTGAACGAAGTTTGCTGATTACCGCACGAACATTCTTCACGCCATAGCGTGCTGAAATCTGTTTTGCGGTAAGTTCTGCACCGTTAGAAAGTGCTGTTGCGACCTTAGAGGTCTGGGTAGTACTAGTCATAATCAATTATCTCCTTATCATGACAAATTTGAATTACCACTGTGGTAATCCTTAAAGTGGAGGCTTCTGTTGCCAGGTGCCTCCGAACCCCGATCTGATTACGCAGCTAGTGCGTAATCCTCAATTGCAAAGTTATCGTTTGCATTTACTAATTTGACTGATAACGAAGTCAACCGATAGTTCTCCACTTCTCTATTCAACGTCAGTCGAACCTATTTCGCCCCCGTCAAAAGAAGATTAACCAAATTATACCCGATAAAAGAGCAATGTCTGCACATATGCTCCAAACGATATATGCTTTAAACATCCACTTACTTACCTCTCGTACTAAGGGGTTCTTCATCTTGACCCCCTA